AAATACTTTGGCTATCGATCTTGCTGCCCATATTTGAACATCTATTCCTGTTTGCTTTTTTACTTCTGATAGGAGTACTTCTTCCTGTTGTGATAACTCTTTCTTCAATTTGTGAGCACGTTCGACATCGACGGACACCCCTCTAAATTTCATTTCGATTAAACAAGGAAACAGTTGAGTTTCTAAATCAAATATGTTTGTAAGACGTTGTTTACTTATTTCTCTAGATAATACTTTAAATAATTCTAATGTGAGTTCTGCATCTTTCTCTGCGTAAGTTCCAACATACATTGCCGGTAGTTTATATAATTCTTTTTTAGGATCTATTCCCCAAGACTCTGCAGCTTCTTTTAGAGCTTTTTCATCTTTTACTTCTCTAAGATAATCAAACGAAATACTATTAAGTGTGTACCACATTCTGTTTTCATCAATCAATGATGCCATAACCATTGTATCCATGATGTGTCCATTAATAGGTATGCCATATGCTCTTATCCAACATACATCATACATTGCATTGTGGAATATTTTTACAGCATCTGTTGCACAAACTTTTTTAAACCATTCTAAAACTACTCGTTTGTCCATGTTACCACCGCCCTCATGTGCGATAGGATAATAACCAGACCAACCATCTACAGCCACAGCGATGCCCACAATCTCTCCATGGCCTTGTATGGCACCAGATCCTTTTGATTTTAAGTCTGGGTCTTTTGTCTCTAAGTCGATTGCAATATATTTTGCATCAGATAAATCTGGAAAACTATCAGGACAATCCCATTCTATTTGTGCTGTAAACATTATTTCTTTTTATCTTTTAACTTAAGTATCTCTAATTCACAATAGTGAATTATTTTTTCTAAATCTTCTATCTTATTTTTAGATAAATATCTACACACATATTTAACAACACACCCTTGAAAGAACGAGAGATTATTTTTAGAAATAAACTCATACGGCTGGATGTGAAAATTTTTATAGTGATTTCCTCCAACCTGCCTTGATTGTGGAAATGCTTTTTCTAGATCTTCTTTACTTGTCATATTAATGGTCCTCCTATGTTATATTGATATTCATAATCTTGATTAGTTATGAATAATTTCTCTTTTGCTCTCGTTATACCTACAAAGAAAGTTCTATGTTCTGGATCTGGATCAGTTTGGGCTGATTCGTAAATGATTCTTTCTAAATCTGTAAACAAAACAACATTATCACATTCTTCACCTTTTACACCATGTATTGTAGATAATTTTATTCTAGCGGGTTTCATTAAATCATCACCGTTCTTTAGAAGCATTCTAATGTAGTCTTTACTTGATTCAGGAAAATTAAGTTGCTCCCAGCTTCCCGCTGCTCGCAACCCGTGATGTTCTCTCAACCCTTCTATATTGATCGAGTCAATAGTTTCTAGAGTCTTGCCACCTGCGTATCCTCTTACAAGATGTCCTTTTTTAACCGTAAGATAACTCCATAATTCTTTTACCTCTTCTTTACCCACAAGAGCTCCTTGGTTTAATCTTATCCAGGTTCTGTATGCGGTGAGCATTTTATTAGGCAATAATTCTTGAGCTTTAGAATCAAATCTTAAATTTAAATCGTACAGATGTTCTCGTAATCTTTCCATCATCTTATTTGTTCGTGTTAATATCATCCAGTTTTCTTTCGACAGATCTAGAGAAAAGAAATCTACGTTATAAATAACTTTACCATCAGCATCTCTTGGCTCCCACTTTTTAGCTAGACGAGTTGTCATGTGAGGAAAAATAGATTCTGCTAGTTTGTGTATCTTTCTAGGAACTCTACGCGATTGTATCTGTGGATCTAAATGTCCTTTTAAATCTATAAATATATTTGGGTCTGCGCCTTGAAATGTATAAATAGTTTGATCATCATCCCCTGCAATGTATGAACGAGCACACTTACTTTCTATGTAAAAGAACATGTCCCACTGCAGAGGACTTAGATCTTGGGCTTCATCGAGGAAAACACAGTGTAGTGGTGGACACTTGTCCTCCTCGACAAATTTGGAAATCATATCAGAGTATTCAAACATACCTGTCTGTTCTTTGTATGCTTCTAAATCTGCATAGATTTGTTCGGTTAACCAGATGTCTACGCTGTAATGTAAATCAAGTTCTACAGCAGCATCAGCTAGTGATAGCCTTTTATTTCTGGCGTATTCTATAATTTTCATGTGAGTATTTTTGTATTGTGGGTATCCTGATTCGTTAATATAACTTTCAAAAGATAGGTCAGCACATATGTTAGAGAAGTTTTTAAAACCTTTCCACTTCTCTCCTTTTAGTAAATAAGAAGAAGTATTTAATTGTAACTCTCTACTACCAAGAGCATGCATAGTGCTCACAATTATTTTATCGTTTGTAATTCTTTTTTTAGCTTCATTAGCTGCAGCGTTACTAAACGCTATGTATGCAATCTTTTCAGGATCTGTTTTAACTAAATTTAATTCGTTATCTAATAGCTCCATAAGTCTATGTGTTTTACCCGTGCCCGGTGGACCAGGAATAATTATTCTACGCAAAAGGTGGCTCCTTCATTTTTGTCTTTCTTACAATCGGTTTATTAACTTCTTGTTGTTTTATGGCAAGGTATCTTACACTCTTATTATTTATTTTACCGGGTATCTCTTCTGCTCCAAACAAAGTTTCTAACATTCTAGCAGTTTTAGCTTTAGTGTATTTCTTTGTGTCCCAAAGTTTTGTCCTTAATATATATTTCCAAAAGTCTTTATATTTAAAATAACTTACTTCATCCTCTGTAAAAGATAGTCCACGTAATATATCTGCCCAGTCTTTTCCAGGTATCTTTGTTGTGTAGTCAACCAGTAACTCTTTAAGCTGCACATCTACTTTTGTAGATTCTGGAGCTTCTATTGGTATCGTATCTTTTAATAATTTATTAATTGCTTTTCTCCAGATTAACTTACCTACTGGTGGCATGGCTTGATTAATTTGTTCTAAACACTTAAGTGAAAATCTATCTGGCTCGTGTAAATCTTGTGACTCTACTTCAACTTGTTCATCACCGATTGTTACATAATATAGTGGTGGATCAGAGTCATACTTCTGTATCTCTTTTATTTCTGTTTCAGGTACACCATCACCCACGCCATACTCTTGCATAACACATTTTTTAGAATTACAATAAGATGCAATAGGTTCATCTTTACATTTATAATTATACTCTTTGCCATCAATAGATTTAATTAATGTATCTACTTCTTTTTTATCTAATGGTGGTTCACAGTAAGCATCATTGTATTTGAAGAGTTCTCTATCCCATGTATCAGGAAATCTTTTTTTACAATACACACCAAAATTATAAAGTGCATTGTTTCTTTGACCGTTTGGTATTCCTTGTTTTGCGATTGTAACCAAACATGGTGGCGCACCTTTAAGTAGATTGTCAACTACTTTTTCTTCTTGGATAGACAGTTTGGAGAGTTGATCTTCTGTTAGTTTTACTTTATTATGCGCTTCAAAAAATTGATATATATCCATTGCTGACCCATCATCTTTAATTCCATATCTCACAGACAACAACGCATTATGATAAGGTAAATTTAAAAAGCTACCCGTGCCACCTTTATTCATATCTACTTTATTTTGTTTTGGAAATATTTCTGCGTTTGCGTAACCTAATTTAGCAGCCATGTCTTTTAATTTACTTCTAAATAATGCTGCAGGCACAAACTTATCTGTAAATAAAAATACGTGTGCACCACCTGATTTAGATCTACATACTAATAATGGAAACTTATACTCTCTTATTTTTTTAATTAATTCTTTATGATCAAAGCCATTGTATACATCAATGTCTATGCATGACCATTTACATTTGTTTTCTTCGTTTATAGGAATAATACCAAGAGCAGGATCTTTACCTTTCAAATGATCAAAGAACATTTGTTTGGTTGGCTTTTGTTTAATTATAAAAGATTTTGTTTTGTGCTTTCCTCTTTCATCAAACTCATCTGTCTTTCTAGTTTGACCGTATGCACTATACGAACCTTCAAATATATTTATAAATTTATCTACGTCTGACATCACCACTTTGTGTTTCGGGGGGTGTGGAGTTATGGATCACAACCCCCAAAATCATTTATGCTTTATTCTTGATGCCTTCGTAGAACTTCTTCGCTCGTTCGTACATCTTGACATCCTCTAGCATTCCAACTTTTTCAACGTTGTAGCCATACCATTGATTACCTTTTCCTGTATTTAATACAGAAGATAATTTATATATGTGGCTAAACGATGGTGGTGTATAAGGACCATTCTTACCATCTAAACTAATAGACTTCATCATGGAGTTCCATTTTCTGCTAACTTTACCTTGAGATGAACTCATTGATATCATTGCAGTTTCAGAACCTCTGTCACCTATAATGATTACAAAGTGCTGACCAACAGTTAAGATATAATTACCATTCTGTAATCTATCTTTACCATCTGGTCCCTTTGTAGTTTTATCTAGAATATCCGAAGTATCTGGATAAATCATTTCAGGTCTACCTGAACCTGTTCCATAATCTGCCCACTCTTGGTATTCTAATTTATAATGACATGGAATAACCTGTATTCCTTTATCACCATCATATAACTGTTTCGTAACAGTGTTTAAGAACATACCAGGTTCTGCACCTTCAACATAATTTTGATTACGTTTCTGTGCTTCTGCTGATCCATTCTGTAAAAGTTTTAAGATAGGTGGAGCCAGACTTTCTGTCTTCACATTCTCAAAACCAGCTTGCGCATCTGCTTC